GACGAGATTTGTGCTCGTCTCTAAGATAGTATGTAATCATGTCTGCAACGGCAAGCTGCAGATCTGCAGGGCACGAAGCGTATCCTGCACGATATGTAACTTTTACTGACCCCGCTCCTTTTGGCCAGTTTCTATATCCAGTACCTTCTACTCGGAAGATACTGTCTGTGTCCAAATCAATGTAATACTTTGCTGTATCTAGTACAGTATACGAAGTAGTAACATTGTCTCTAGTTTCAATTTGACTTACTGAAATTAAAGGGCTCTCTGTAAGCTGTAAAATGTGAGAGGCCCAATTAAAAGAGAACTCTTCTACTTTATCTACAGAATAAAAGTCTACAATGCTATTACCACAATAGTTTTTTACTAATTGGCTCACAGCAGGAATAAATATATCTAATTTAGTATCTTCTTTTGTGGAAGAGATACCTTCTAGATCCTTATATGTGTCAATATCAATTAAGTTTGCCATAAGTCTATTAGTAAAAAACTTGGGGCGGCGAACCGCCCCAGGTCTGTATTATCCTAAGTTATTAGGATGCCGCTACTGGGCTGAGCTTAACAGCTGCTGCCTTGCCTGCAACTGAGTTAAACAACTCATTGAAGCCAAGGTGCTGAGTACCAACAAGTACACGACGCTGATTAACAACTTCGTAGTCTTGCTCTATGCTCACACCACGCAATCGTGGAATCACGAAGTTACGAGTGTTAACTGCAAACGCGCCTGCGTTGCCTGCGTTAGCTACAGTTGGGAAGTTGTCAGAGATAACTACGGGTGAACCGTATACTTGACCTACCTGACCAACAAGCTTCAATGCTGCGTCTGAACCAACTTCAAATACGTTGTCAAACTCTGCATCATTTAGCAGTGAGTGGTAAACGTCTTGAGAGATGATGTAAACAACATCTGCTGGGTTCAAGCCGTATACACCCATCTCACGGCGCATACCTACAAGGTGCTTCGCAGTGATATCTGTGATCTCGCCTGCCGACAATGAAGGAGCATCGTTACCTGCGCCTGTATTCATAGCAAATGCCAATGAATCAAGACCACCAGGACCGAATGCACTGTTGCCGTTACCTTGGATGATTGCCTTGTCTACTGCGCGAGCGTGTGCACGTGCAATGTTCTCAGCCATCATAGGCATCAAGTTAACAAGTACTTCTTCGTCGATGTAGTTATCGAGATAAGTAGTTGAAATCAGACGATCTACAGTGATGATCTTCTCTTTCGCGTTGAACTGAGCCGCGTCTACGCCACGGTTTGCAACGTTAGTTGAGGTTGACTTAGCAGAAGCTGAACCGCTGTCGATATCGCCAGCATTCGCCCATACTGCTTCGTCAGTATCAGTCTGCAGTGGGATAACAGTTGACTTACCATTTACTGCCATTTCGCGGAAAAGAGTTGCAGTGCGAAGCTCCAACTGAATTTCCTTCTCAAGCTGACGTGAAACTTCTTGTGCAATGTTAGAAGCTTCGTCCATGTAGTCAATACCGTTCTTCTGGAACAACTGCTGTGAGTAGTCAGTCTGCCAGCCCTTTTGAGTCATTACACCGAGAAGGTGTCCATACATGAACTCCTTACCGAATGATGACAAATCACCTCCAGACTTACGATCAGAGAATACACGCTTTGACTCACGCATCTTGGTAAGTTCTTCGTTCTTCTCTTTGAGGTCTGCTTCGTACTTAGCAATAACTTCAGCATAATTGGCTTCTTTTTCAGCCATTTGCTTGCTTACGTCAGACAACAAACGCTCTGCGCCTGACTCAATGCCAGTGCGGATAGTCTGCTTGACTTCTTCTTCCTGAGCTGCCTTAGCAACTTCAGCTTCTTGAGCTGCTTTAGCTTCTGCTTCAGCGGCTGCTTTTTCTTCGGCTTGCTTCATTGCAATCTTAGCAGCAGTCTCTTCTGCGACCTTCTTTGCAAATGCATCCAAGTCGATTTCGGGAGTATTTACTTCCGACATATTGATCTCCTTATGAACTGACTCGTCAGTTCCATCCGGTGTTTCACTAGCTACTGATGAATCTTCATCTTTAGCCAGAGACTGACCGGCTAGATCTACACTATTTTTGAAAGTTTTCTTGAACTCTTCATACTCATCTATTGAGTTAAAAGACTTCGCCAGAGAGAAAGTAGCTGCTTGATTACAAGGTACAGATACAACTGATACCTCAAACAACTCAGCGTCCTTAATCTTTAATCCGTCGGTTTCCGTTAGGTAATCAGCATCCTTGACTCGGAAGCCGACAGAAAAAGCTCCAAGGATACCTTCTTTAACAAGCTGTGCCACGTGATCGGGCGCAGATTTAGAAATTTTAGCCTTTAACTCAAGACCGTTTTCAGTGACTTTAAGTCCTGTTGCGCGTCCGATAGGCTTGTTGTAATCGTGATTAAAAAGAATGATAGGATTCTTTTCAAAGTTATTTAGTCCACCTTTTGTCCACGCCGCTGCATCAATAGTATCGCCTGCACGGTCAAAATCGTTTGTGCTGGCCATACCGCAGATGTGAACGCCGTCATCATCATCGCTAAGGGCTTTAAAGGTAGACGTTAGATTAAAAATCTTTTCCATCTTCTTCTTCCTTATTCGCACTCATAGCTTTGAGTGCTTCCAAACCTGATAATTTAGGTTCTTCTACTTCTTCTTCAAAAGTAAATTCAGGTACTACAGGATTTACTACTTCATCTATGTCGGAATGCATGCTTCGTAATTGGCTCATAACTACAGGCCAACGACCTCTCCAACCTTTTGCAATTGCTCTTGCAGGAATAGCATCCCGGGCTCCTACAGCCTTGAGGTACTCATTATAAGTACATTTTGTAGTTAATCCGTGCGCTTTCATTTGCGTATACAGATTTCCTATAATAAATTTTTTGGCTCTCATTGTTGCGGCCATAATTACTCCTCTGGTGTGTCTTCTACTGGCCGCCCACCTTGGGTAGGATCTACTGCACTTCCTGCAATATTTGCTGGAACACGTATAGTCTCGCAGCCGTCCATTTCTACAAAATTCATTGCCACTCGTGCTTCATTTGGTGTAATAATACCAGAGTTCACAAGTGAAGTATAAAACTGAGCTTGATCCCGTAACTCGGGTTGAAGCGCAGGAATGTCTGTAATATCCTCAGTAACACAGAAGCCAAAAAACCGCTCGTATGCTACATTTAATTTTTTTACAATAGGAAGGATCGTCTCAAGGTAATACATACGCATATTTGGACGAATGTTCGCATTGTTTCCTGAGTCAAGCAAGATTGGTGGTACGCCAAGTGACTTCAGAATAATTTTTTCATTCTCTGCAATTGCAGCTTGAAAATCAAGTTCGCGGAAGTTTACATCTGATAGATCATCTACTTCAATTCCGCCATCAAGAATAAGAGGTCTACGACCGCCAGCGTCAGGACTGTAACGAGCCTGCCAAGATTGAATCATACGCTCTTTAATCTTTTCTGATAGCGTATTTGGCGACTTTAGTACAAGGCCCGGAACTGCTCCATTCTTGAAGAAGTTGTCTTGAAAATTTCGCATACGACGCATCAAAATCATTGTGCGGAGCGCAGGTTTCAAGCGAGAAACTCCTCTATAAATTGAATAGAATGAGTTTTCTTTTACATGAATAATTTCATTTGGAGAAAACTTCTGAGATCCTCCATCAAAACTATAATGATCTACATAGGTAGTATCACTTGCATGGATTGTCATCTTATCCGCGGGAAGGTGATATAGATGAACACCATCGTAGTAAATAAAAATATTTCCATCTAAAATGTAATCAGTAAAGATGTTACGACGAAAAGAGGAGATATCTTGAAAAGGGTTTGGTTCTTTATTTAGCAGGAGATCGACTCTACTTGCCTTTACGCCTTTTACTATGCCAGGAATTTTACTCTCTCGGCTAACAATTGTATTTATCTCTGCACAATCGTCTACAATTAAATTTACACCACGATTAACAATTTCTAAATCTTCATACGCTTTTTCATAGCTGTACGTAGGTTCCCGAGAGGGCTCGGTAATATTATTGTAGTAAGGCTGTATCGGATTGAGTTTTTCTTCAACAACCGAAGGTTTACGCCCTAAAAGTCTATCATACCATGCCATGCTTATCTCTTTGAATCTCTACCCAGCGCATCTGTTTCTTTGCGGTGCCTAAACCCGGGTTTCTGCCATACAGTCTATGAAGCTCCATGTGGTGCTTATGGCAAATGGTAACTGTGTCGTCGTAAAGCTCTTTCCAATTATCTTCGATAAACTCATCCCGCCATACAACAATATATTCATCGGTGTAATGCTCTGGGCGCTCTCGTGACTTCTTCTTTAGCCACTCCCTTAGTAAAGGGCTAAGAGTATAGAAATGGTGAAAATCGAGTTCTTTATCAGTTCCGCAAATGTAACATTCTGTACCCTTTTGGTACTTTGATTTAGCGCGGTCCCTAATGTACTTGATTGGATCTCTTTTGAGCTTTTTCATTTCTAGTATCCAGAATTATATCGTGTGGAAGGTAGTTTGTCAAACATTATTTTTCTGTGGTATTCTAAAACCCTGTTGCGCTCGTTTCAAACGAGTATAATGCGTATCTAAGAGCATCTGCCATGTGCGACGCTCGATTATGTTTTGGTTTTTCTCTTGCAAGATTTGGATTTGGATCCCACTGGTATTGGTCAAGGCAGGATAGTACTTCCCCACATCGCTGATCTACGAGTAGTTTATCATTATCTACAATTCCTGCGACATGAGCAATTCCATCAAGAACGGACTTCTTTGCATTGATAGTAGAAATATCATAATTTTGTGCAAAGTCAAATCGAGTTTGCTGGGCTGCCGAGTCGATATAAATATAATCAATATCGTGCTTTGTAATCATATCTCGTATTACGCCAGCGTGCTGTTCTGTTGTTTTTTCTGCATCCAGGTATTCATCTAATACAAAGTACTGTTGACTGCCCCAGTCGTATGCGATTACACAAAAAGCAGTCGGGTCACGGTAACCAACGTCCAAACCAGCAAAAACATCCATGCGGCTAGTATCAAGAAATTCATTATTTTCGATACATAGCTCATGATTGAAATTCCATATCTGTCCTTCATAAGTATTAAAGTCTGCTTCGTATTCTTGACGAAATTCTGCATCCGACATTGACTTACGAGCTTCTGATATATCCAATTCAGACATTCTCGGGTTGTCTCTATAAGTCGCTCTAATAGAGCACCATTCTGGAAACTCATCATTAAAACCTCTATCGAAAAATTCAGCAAACCAGTTGTTCCTGCCTCGTGGAGTAGAGATAAAAATAGCTTTGGAGTTATCTTTATCTAGAGTAGGGCGTAGTGCTACATTGAAGGCGTCTTTACCGTCTGCTAACGCTGCCTCGTCAAATATGATTAAATCATAACTACGACCTACACAGGAATCAACCTGGTTAACTGAACCCATACGAACTGTGGAACCGTTACTAAGTTCAATTACTTTGTCTTTTGCATTGTCTTTTGCTACTTCCAAATCAAAGTGTTTAATTAGATTTCTTTGTAAATCAAAAGAAATCTGAGACAAGGAGTAGTTGGGTGACATTATTAAAATGTTAGAACCGGGCACTAACGAAACGAGTTGCCCTATGATGTTGGCGATGTATGTTTTGCCTTGACGCCGAGAAACGGCTGCACAGACAAAGCGATACTTCGGATTATTGATCGCATTTATTATTGCTTTTTGCGAAGGTAGAGGTGTCACTCCCAGTAAATCTAAGTATTCATTTACTGGAAGTTTTAGAAACCTTGCCTCAGATTGTAACTCAAAAATTTCGTCAGGAGTTATATCTCTCCGACTAATTTGTACTGCCATAATTTACTCACATACTTCAGAATTTTCTGAAATTATAGTCCGTATTCTGCATTGCTCTCGCTCTACTAACTGTAAACGATCTTGCTCTGCTTTTGTTAGTTCTCGTTCTTTCATCTCATCTCGATAATACTTTGCAATTTGTGCATATCGAGTAGACTCTGACATGAGTAACCGATTGTTTAAAGTTGTTTTCTCAACTTCCATCTCATGATTCTCAATGTAGATAGAGTTGAAAAATAAGTAAACACCAAAGGCGGCAGTAGTTATACTGATAACTAAACTAATAAACTTACCGCCCACTTCTATTTGCATTAGTCGTCCTGCTTGTGACTTGCTCCAAAGTAGAAGCTAATTACTGCACTTACCATACCGCCTAGATATCCTAGAACAAGGTTGATTACAGCTTCACTATTTGCGTCAGGTGGTTGTATAGTTACTAAAAACACATAACCTGCAAAAGCTGCTACAGTGCCAAGTGCGATTGCTCGTGCTGTCCAGTCTTTACTGTTTCGCTTCCGAGCGTCTTGAATATCTTTTGTTTCTAAAGCAAAGATATCAACATCTAGCTCTTTCATACGAGCTTCAAAGTTGAGTTCTGCTTTTTTAATTTCTGTCAATTGCTCTGGAGTTGCTTGAGAGATTGCTTTCTCCAAGGCACGAGGGTCTTGGCTATTTACTCCCAACACTTCTGCAATTGCTGAAGCGGCGGTACCTGCAAGAGGTCCGCCGAGTGCTGTAGCGATTGTAGGAGCTACGCTGCCTACTAAATTTGCGATTTTATCGAACTTCATATTTTAAGCTTCGCTCGTAGTAGCTTGAGGGCTACATCCTGGGGAAGGTAGAACCAGTAGTATTTTTTATGTCCTAGTTTTTCCATTTCACTCCACGGAACAAACTTTTTGGTCCAGTTATCCGCCCACTGATCTCCGAAACGAAGAATAGCGTGTCCTCCTCCGTTCTTCGTAATCACCCTGCGTATTTGAGCTTTGCCAGTACATAAGTACCACCAAAACTTCCACATAGATTTACCACTAATAAGATAAAGTAGTGTGAGAGCATAGTCTTCACAATCACCCACATATGGATGCTCTTTCATAATCTTCCAGTGTTCTTTTTGAGCGTACTGATCAATATCGTATTTATACGCCCATGTTGAATTTAATTCTTCTACTTCACGCTCAAACACTACCACTTCACCTTATCAGCCCAGTAAGCTGCCGACATTTTTCCTCTTGCGATATTCTTCGCGTGCCGTGCTTTGAAAGACCGGCGTTTTGCTTTCATTGCTGCGCTCTCACCTTTCTTAGGCTTGCCTGCAGTCTTTGCACCTTTCTGTCCGAAACGAATAGTCTTGATTTTGTTTCCGACTTTGGCGACTACAATGTGAGATTTCTTTGGATGACCCGGAGTGCGTTTTGGCTTGTTATAGCCTGATACTCCAGCACGCTTTAGCCTCGGATCACGCTTTTTACCTTTTCTTCTTGCGGCCACTCTTTCTTCTCTTCCGAACAAATGTAGCTACATTTCTCGGCTTGCCGCCTGGATTTCCTGCGGCTCTTTTACGTCTTATTGCAGAACGTTTTTGTGCTTTGGTCATTCGTGCGGCTTTGGCTGCAGGAACGCACTTTGGGTATTTACCTTTCTTTGAGCTCTTACGACCACAAGGCTTATACCCCCCGCCCTTTTTCGGACGGGAGATATCTACCCATTTTTCCTTAAACCATCTAGTTAATCCGCCGCTAGGCTTATTGGCCATTACTTCAGATTACCGCCGCCGTTACCACCGCCTCGGGGACCACCTGGTCCACCGCGCTTAGACCACCACCAGTATCCAGCACCTGCTA